GCCCAAAATGCGTAAGATCCTGATGCAGCTAAGCCAGTATAGTTAGAACTTCCAGAAAGCTGATTTTCTATTTTGCTTGGAAGCACCAACCAGTTAGCTATTTGTGCTCTTGTTGTTATAAATGTTAGCCCATCTGTTGCAGCGTTGCCAACTATTTGAGTAGTTGGACTAGAGCTTGTAGCGTCATATATGAATAGGCCTTCTCTATTTAAAAACATTCTCTTGCCTGACTGGATAGGCTGGCCCTGAGCATTTAAATCTCCAGTAAATATTGACCCATCTGTAGAAATTTTTACTGGGTTATTTATAAGTGATATGTCTGCTATTGATAATATTGTTACTGTAGCTACTGCACTTTGTATGGCTGCTCCAGATTCCGATGTCCATTCTCCCTTTATAAAAACTGTTTTTCCTGCATTTGCTGCATCGTATACTATAACTGGCGAGTTTGTTGATGATGCAACTAATGCATATGTTCCATCAATTGTTGAGCTTTGATAAATTTTTATTCCTGTGGCATTTGAATTTAGTGTTGATGACACTGAGTATCCATTTGCCAGCGGGGTTACTGAAATTGTTGTAGTAATACCTGAGAGAAGATTTGGCTTAACTGCAGTAGAAAGACCAGATATTGATACTTGTGTTAAATTTTCATTTCTATATATATCTAAATCTGTTACGTAGCCAGCGGTAAATGAAGATGGAGAAAAGCCAAATGCATCTATTAGGTTTTGTCTAAATAAAGTTACCGAAGTAGCTTGGCTTGCAGTAGTACTTGAAACTGTTTTTTCTATGTATCTTGTAAGTCCGCCTGCAGTTAAATAAACTTTAACATATGAAGGCAGTTCTTTTGTTGGCATTGTAAATGAAATAACAAAATCAGTACTTGACCAAGCTCCAGATGGAGAAACTATTGGGTCTGGTGGGGTTGTATCAAATATAATTTGGTCTGTTGCTTTTTGTTCTTTAATAGAAGACTCTGCTGTTGTATCACCAGTATCTCCAAAATGTTGTATTTTAAATTCATATAATGCAAAGCTGTCAAGATCTATTGATAAGGCAGATGATGCCCTTCTTGTTTGCCATACTGTTGCGCCTTTTAATCGATAAGATACTGTTGTGTATTTATAATCTCCAGTAGCAATCATTTCATCTGTGAGCGCCCAGTTAACTATTACCCCAGTGCCAGTACTTTGAACTGACCAAGACGTGTCTGGTATCGCTATGCCAGATAATCCTCCAGTAGATATTGGAGATATTATTTCAACTCCGTCTGTTTCGCCGTCTGGACTTATTGATGTTACTTTGACCTTAAATTGTTTTTTAATATTTGGGTAGTTTGCAATCTGGTCTGCTTTAAATAGTGTAACTGTTTGTTGTATGGAAGTTTTATTTATTGTTTTGTATTTAGGAATTGTTGCACCAGTATATGAGCCGTATGGTGTAAATGAAATGTTATATCCAGTTACTTGATCATCTGTTTTGTTAAATGTAACAATTAAGTCTAAATTGCCTGATCCTCCCCATGTAGCAACAACATTTGAAACCTCTTGTCTGTCTAGCGGGGTTGTAAATGTTTTATATGCTGAATATTCTGAAACTGTTCCGTCTTCGTATACCCAGGCAAACTGCAGTGGAAATGATGTATTTGGAGGTAAGTTAGGTATACTGACAGTCCAATATTCAGAATCATAAACAGATTCTTCTATTTTTTTATTTATGTCAGCCGTTTTATCAAGGTCTAACGGAAGTTTATCTACCACGACAACTGCAGCCTGTATTCTATATCTACCGCTCTGCCAGCAATTTTTGTAATTGCAGAAGAAAGGACTGATCTGCTTATGATTCCATAATTGACATCATATGTGTCTTCATCGTTTATGCGTAAGCCATCAAAATGAACTGCAGTATTTTGTCCTGCTTCAGGAAAAGTTTCTATACCTATTTGATTGATTAGCGACAAGTTTGGTGAACCAACCTTATTAGTAAAAAGATTTGTAAGCAATGAAGATGGGATATCATATCCAATAGATGATGTTGGTGTAAGGTCTATATAGTAATAGTCTGAATCTGAACTATAAAATTTAACTCTAACTTTATTTAAATAGTTGTCTATCTGGTATATGGATAGGGCTAGGCTATCATTTACGCTATACCCAGACATATCTCTTGGTGGCATAGAATACTTATATTCTTTTGAAGTGTTTCCAGTAGTAGACCAATATACTGTTGTTGGCCCAATCCTAGAATAAGATGTAGAAATATTTGCAGATGCTCCTAAATTTGTCCATTCAGTTTGGTCTTCAAATGAACTTAGAACTTGATCGGAATAAAATGTTTTGTTTGAGTCTCCTGAAGGATACAAGCCAATTTCTTTTATTAGTCCTGTAACGCTTGCTGGTATCTTTGCACTATATATTACTGTATACGTATAGGAAGAAGATGCTTCATTCCATTGTATATCTATGCTTCCAAAAGAAACTGGTGCTTTGTAAAATTCAAACTGCAGTCTGGTATCTAGCTCTGTTGCAGATGCTGATCCTATTCCTAAAGCAATATCTTTATTTCTAAAACTTGTATTACCAGCAATAAAATTTGTTAGAAATCTCTTTCCAAATCGTGTTATCACATTTTCTGAACGACAAATTTCTTGACCATTGTCATAAAAAATATAAGTTCCTTTTATCATTTTATCTCCTATAGTTGAGGCACTCTGGCATCAAATCCCTTTATCGTTTTACCACTTGAATTTCTAAATTTAATTTTTAGGGTATATATTGTTGCGCCTCCTGGGGCAATTTTTCTCTCATACTTAAATCCTATTATATCGTCTAGTGATGGTCTATCTTGATCTCCTGGTCCGCCTGGGTCTTCTCCTCCACCACCGCCTGGCTCTCCAATAAACTTTGTGTATGTTGAAGATATAACGCTTTCTGATTTAATAAATCTTGGGTCTAAAAGCAATGCGTCTGGGGAGCCCTCTTGAACTACTATCTTGGGGGCTATTCCTACTTCTTGCTCTTTTATCTTTGCCATATTTTTATTATATCATTTCCATGGCTATAGAGACCTGCAGCTTATGCTTGTCATTAAACCATTTTCTGTGTAATTGTGGGTCACAGAGTTTACTATAAATTTAGATGTATTAGTATTTGAATACCCCTGATAAGGATAAAAAATTGAGATAACGTCTCCAGGAGAGACTACTGGGTTTCCAAAAATATCCATGTCTACCACAGAGCCTTTATTAATTGCATTATCTTTTATCCAATTGCCAAGAGCATTAGCATCTTCATTTGACTGTATCCATTTAGATTCAAATATAAATGGCTCTTTTTTAATATACTCTTTTGAAGTTGTTTCTATTATATTTTCAAGCTGACCTGAGCTATCAATAGTATTGCCTATTATATAAAAGCTTGCGCTTGTGTTGTCTTGGAGTGGAATTGGAGTAGAGGCGTTGTTTAAAACAAAAGCTTCTCCTTCATAGTTAGTTAAGCTTTGAGCAACAATTGAAGCGTATGCATTATTTCCAGTAGAGAATCTAACTGGCATTGATGGCCTAGAATCAAATTTTAGCTTAACGTGATGCAGCTCTCTTACAGTTGTTCCAAATTCGTCTATTGACGCTGGTGGTATAGATTTATTTTCTAGACCCTGAAAGTTCAAATCTCCAAAAGCCATGCTGATTAGGTCTTTTGAAAACTGGCCAGTGTATTTATTAGTGCCGTAAGTATCGCTGCTCCATTCTTCTTTTGTTATGCTCATTCCATAAACATAATCAAAGTAGCATGTTCCCTTTTTTGCAAAAATGCCTACATTATTTGTTATGTTTATAAGGTTATTTGCAAAAGTTCTACTTGTTGATATTGGTCCATAGGTATCAACAGCTGTTATGTGATATCCATTTATCCATATTTTAATTTCTACTTTATTAGAAGATGCTTTTATTTTAACATCGATGTTAAAGGCTCTTCCTCCATAGACCGCATTCAAAGTGCTTACATTATTTACGTATTCATTTGTAAGCTTTGTTTTTCTTCCGTACGTTGTTCCGTCTTCAGTAACCTGGTAAGACTTAAATATATTTATATTTTTTGAATTGCTATATATTGCGTCAGGGGTAGTGTCTAGTTCAATAAAATAGCCAGTCTTTCCGCCAGGGCCTAGCGCAAAAGCAAGTCCTCCACATTGCAGTGGGTTTTCTTGTGCATCATCCATAAAAAATGTTGTGCCAAAAGCATAATATGATGTTGTTGCATATGCATTTGAAGTTACAACAGCAGGAGTTATCGAGCTAAATGCTTTTTGAGAAACAGTATATGTTGTTGATTCTTGTGTTTGACTAATTTTTTTAAATGTTTTTTCTGCTCCAACATTCTTTACAAGTGCCATTATTTTATAACCACCGATCCAGAATCTACCCAGCCAGTTGAAGTGGTCACATAGTGTGTAACAGGTGTAGTGCCAAGTGCGCCTCTTCCAGCCACTGTTCCGTCGGCATTTGTTTTAATTCTATAAACATCTACTGGTTTAAAAAATTCAACCGTTCCATAGTATGATGGAACCATTGCTCTATATTTATCAACATCTACTTGTGATGTAGCCCAAAAAAATTTTGCTCCAGAGCCGTCATTATATTGATATCCAATTGCATCATATTCGATTATTTCAGATTCTACCATGAGGTAACCAGAAAATTGATAAAGTGCTGGTGCTGCGTTACCATATGTGCTTGATACATTTGATACAACATGAATCACATAATATGAGTTTTGATCTGGCATAACTGTTTTAGATTGTGGATAAGGCAAATCTTTTAAAAGACCACCACCTCCTAAAAATGTTACTGGCGACTGCCAGACTGGGGCGGCGCTATTTGCCTGATTTGTTATCTGTGGGACCTGCCATCTAACAATAACCTGATTAGTTGATGGGATCTCTCTTTTTTGAAATGTTAAAATATTTGGAACTCTTGTTACCCCATTAACAACGGTGTCTTCTGAGTAAAGGGAAAAGCTTGATGCTCTTGTAGAGTCATAAATATAATTTCTTGTATAGAACTGTAATACATTGTTATCATCAAAAAATGCATTCATTTGTGTGTCCATACATATTTGCTGTATGGAGTCCCAAACGGTCATTGAGTCATCTGTTGAAAAGTATTTAATATTACCAATAGAATTATCAATTGAGGTTGCAGTAGTAGTTGTATTAAAGTTATAGTTTGTCATACCAACGTTATCTAGTATTGCTTTAATAACGCTTGTTGTTGGATAAGACTCTAGATATAAATTAGGCATAAGTGTTTCTTGTAAATACTTTGCGCCATCTAGTGCTTGTATAGATACTTCACCAAATTGGCTTCTACTGTATTCATTTATAAAGTATGTTCCTTGAGGTACAGTTTTTATTACTCCGTTAACATCTAAAGCAATTGAAATATCTATTTGTGCATTTTTAATTAAATAGTTTTTTTCAGGTATTAGGTGGCCTGGTGAAACAATAGAGTCGTCGTATGGCAAGTATTCAATTGAAGAGTTATTATATTTAGCAAGGTCAATTGATAAGCTATTTGCTGTTACTGATCCAACTGGTAAAACTCCATCTGCTCCAGAGTTAGAAGACTCTTTTGTTATAGAAAAATTAGTTACATCATCAGATATATCACGAACTAATCTTGGAGATATTTCTATTATTGCAGTAACTCTATCTTGCATTCTGTTTGTAGCAGCTACAGTTACCTCTATAACCTTTTTACTATTTGCTGGAACTAGGGAGGTAGCATTTGTTGTCCAGGATGAGCCATAATAAATTATAGATTCTCCATTTGAATTTGGAGTGGCTGAAATTGGACCAGATGTTGTCAAGTCAGAATACTTTAATGTAATTGTACACGCTGAAGGTATCTCGTGAAACTTTTCAAACTTTACAACAACCTTATTAGTTAGCACAAACTTTGGATAGGTTATTGTCATTGTGGCATTGGTATTAATAGCAGATATCCAATACTTGTATGTATTGTCTCCGCCTGCATAATATAATCTAGGTAGTGAATTGGACTTGGCTGCATCTTTAGATTTTTGATAAACTCCTGGCTCACCCGTTCCAATTGGTAATTTTGTTGTTGGATTTATTTGGCCCGAAGCTGTATAGATATAATACTTGGCACCTGAATTAACTGGTCTGAATGGCTGAATAACGGATTCAGCTGGGAATAGCTTCTTGTACGGCTTAGTACCATTTGAAGTGTAATCTCCAGTAGATGCAACTGTTATATCTTTTATCATTGAATTCATGTTATATTCAATTAAACATTTTATGCTTGGCTTTAAAGACCTAGCAGAATATAAATGATTTAGTAAAGTGGTATCCGTTGTAGCCATTACACTTCATCCAGTGTTATAGATACGCTCCAGAATGGTTCCAGGCCTCTTTTTAAAACGCTAAACGATGCGCTCTGAAACATAACCTTTATAACTTCTGCTGTGCCTTCTTGGTTAGTTCCATCTTTTGCTAAATTTACTTTTATGTTAAATGCATCTCTGCCTTCTGAGCTGTAATAGAAATCTTGTAAATCTTTTGCTCCCCATTGTCCATCAACTGTAAGGGCTGTTGTATATGGAAGCATGTCCCATGAAAGGCTGATACTTCTTTTGTCGGCAATCCAAAACTTTCTTAATGATCCGTTAACCATTCTTGTTTGGGTTTCTATTCTTTGTGGGCTAATATCAAAAGCAGATCTGTTATGTTCGGTGACTTTATGGTAGGCGCCATTTGATTCTATCTGGAGAATTGAGCCTCTAGGCATTAGCATATATCATCACTTCCTATTCGTTACTGTGCGGCCCATTGTTGCATTAACCTGTCGCATTCTTTGATCAAATTTATTCATTACATCATCAACTGTTACGCTTGTTCCGTTAAGTTCTATTGTAACATTATATATTGTTTCTGACGACCCTACTGGTCCGCCGTATGTTGTCATTCTAATTTTTGATGCAGATGGTATATCATATCTCATAGCTAGCCCACCTTGAGCCATTCTATTTATTCCATCAAGATTGTGATATCCGTATGACGCTGCAGACTTTGCATTTATTACATACTCTCCATTAGAAAGCATGGCTGGGATAGAATCCGAAGTTCCTGTTCCAGGCCCCCTAATAATTCCTCCAGCCGCCTGTCTAATAATCTGATCTCCAGCTAAAGGATTTTTAACTTTATAAGTGTATGCTTTATATTTAAAGAACTGACCTTCTTGTAGTCCCATCTCTGCAGCAATCATTAACTTGGCTTCATCTGTTAGGATTCCGCCATCACGTGTTTTATACTTTGCTGAATTTGTAGCTACGGGTATAGCTGTTGCTTTTGACCATCCTCCATCTTTACCTTGTCCTCTTACGGCAAGAACAATATCTTGTAAAGTAGATCCACCCTTTATAGATTCTGCAGCCTTTAATGATAGATCAGCCGCTGCGGTTCCAGCTTTTGCATCAGCTATTCCTGGGACATACGACTCAACCATATTTCTTCCAACATAATTTCTAGTCGTTGTTCCAGCAAGAGATTCTCCCTTTGAGCCAATCATTGTTCCTTGGAATATATCTTTTACCATACCAGCCAAAGATTTGTCTTTTCCAGTTGCATCTTTTGAAAGATTTTGTCCTAATGCGCCGAGGTTGCCTCTCCATGCCTTAAGAGCATCATCTCTTTCTTTTCCTTCAGCCATCAATGAAATATTTGCTTTTTCTTTAAGTATATTTTCATACTCAAGCTGATAAGTCTTAATCTTATCTAGTCTTATCTGCGTCTTAGCTGCTGCTTCCTGAAGGGCTGCAAGTCTCTTAGCAGATGCTTCTGCTTTTGCAGCAAGACCTTCTTTTTGTTTAGCAAGAGCGTCTACGTCTTTCTTTTCTTTATCTCTAATTGCAGCAATTGCTAATTCTTTTTGTCTTTGGTCTGCAAGCTGTCTGATCTTGATTTGAGCCATGGCTGCCCCAGCCATATCTCCCTTAGCAAGTGCATCTTGATTATCAATCTGAAGTTGTTGCATATTTGCATTGAAGTCATTTGCTTTTTGCTCATCTTCAATTGCTTTAACTTTTGCATCTGCTTCTTCTTGAATCTTTTTAATCTTTTTATCAATTGCTTTCATTTCATCTTCAATGTTGGACATGGCTTGATTATGTGCCTTTTGCTGTGCGGCAAGTCCCTTACCAATTTGAAGCTGTAGTTTATTAATTATTGTTTGAGATTTTCCAAGAACTCCTGCACCAGATTTTTCTTGTGCCTCTATTGCAGAATTTAGACCTTCTTCAAATTGTGCAATTGCAATTGCTTCTTCTGCTGTTATATGCTTTAGATCAACTCTAACTCCAGATAGCACAATTCTCCATTTAGCAAATGCGCTTGCAGTTGTATCGGTTGTATTTAAAATTTCTTGTAGTGCTGGGTGTGTTTCTTTGAGGCTTTCAATCTGCTCTTTTGTTAGAGTATTAGTTGCACCAGTCTTAGAGTTAATATCATCAATTGTCATCTTGTATGCAGTGGCTTCATCTATCACGTTGCCCATTGCATCCTTGGTGCCGACCAATGCTTTCATGTTTGCATCTATTGCAGATGTTGTATTTGATAAAGCGTTACCCAGCGCTTCACCTTTAAATGATGATTCTGTTGTAGTTCCGCCTGCTCCATCTGATACTAATTTTGTTTCAGCCATCTTCTTATTAAGCTTTTCAACCATAGATGTTGCTGCTGTTGTTTTATCTATAATCTCCCCAAAGCCCTTTGATGAGATTGCATTAAATGCCATATCTGCATTCTTAGATGCTTTGATTATTGCAAATATTTTATTGGTTGCTTCTTGCGCTGACATCCCAGCTGCAACAAATTGTGCTTTAAGATTTGTAGCCATCTCATTAACAATTTTTTGTTTTTCTCCAGTTGTTGCACTGCCGCTGCCAGCATTGCTAAATCCCTCTACTAGCTCTTTTTGGCTTGCCTTTGCTTCTTTAATTGCTTTCTTAAGTTCAGCAATAGTTAATGATAATCCTTGTACGCCAGCGCTATTTAGATTCTCAAATGCAGCTTTGCCTTTTGCTCGAGTTAGCTCAAGTTGTGCATTAACATCTTTAATTGAATTAGATATATTGTTATATTTAATTCCAGCTTCTTGTGCGCCCTTTTTAGTTATTCCATTAGAAAGTATTTCTTCTTTTTGATCTTGTTTTCTTTCTGCTCTAATTTTTAAGAATAACGCAACTAACCCACCAATTGCTAATGATACTAGACCTACTGGGCCCATCATTGCAGCTATTCCAATTCTAAGTGCAGTAAAGGCAGCCATGCCAATTGTTCTTACTTTTGCAATAACTCCGCCAAATGTTCCCATGCCTTTTACGAGTGGACCAATCATTTTTAGCAGTGGTGCCATTTGCATAGCCATACCAGCAAACTGCATGCCCTGTCCAGCAACTCCTGGTACCTGCGACCCACCCATCATTAATGCCATACCAGCCATTGATGAAGCCATTCCAGAATTTGGATCTACTTCCATAGGCTTTCCATCAGCACCTAGCTTTGGAGATCTGATTGAATCTTTACCTCTAATAAATGATCTTGCACCAGCATATTTTCCATATCCAGATTTGTTTGATCTTACCATTCCACCAAGTGCATAGTTTGAAACTATTCCACCATCATTTTTTGGAACAAATAGCTCTGGGCCTTTTTCACCAACAAGATAAGTCTGTCCAGAATTTACTGGTCCTCCCATTGCCCTTGCTTGAATCATTCCGCCCATATTAAATCCATTAGCATTATTTTTAAATGCCATATCTGATAGGCTAACCGCATGTCCTCTTTGTCTCATTCTTAATTCTGACTCAGTTTTTAGTTTAAGAAGTGCGGCTGGGGTTAATGCTTTTGGAGCAGATGCTTTTACTGCAGAATGAATTCCATGGAACTCTTCCCAATTAACCTGTCTTCCATCTCTAAGTCTTTGAATCATTGCATCATAGAAAGCTCTTTCATCTCTAGTTAAATTAAATTCAGATATTGTTTTTTCTAATTTAGGAAGAACACTATCTATTTCAGCAATCATTGCTTCGTGATAGTCTTTTGCTTTCATCCCCTTTGGAATATTTAATGTAGATTCAGCAAAGAATTTTTTAGCCCCACCCTTAACGCCTAATAGGTTAATACGAGCTTGATCAGACATTGATGGCATATCACTTGCGTATGACCTCTTGCCAGATGCCATTTTAAATACACCAGCAGTCCCTACATCGGCTAAAGTTGAGCCATATAGGTTACTTGCACTAAGATCTTTATCTCCTCTTAGATTCGCTGCTACGAGCTGTTTGAAGTATTCTGATTGTGTAAATGTTCCACTTGATTTTGCAAATGCTTCATCAAATGGTGACTCTAAAACAATTAATTTTCTCTTACCAGTAGGATCTGTTGGATCTATCATTGTTTTAATATCTTGTCTTGGTGCATTTAATCCATGTGCTTCTCTTGCAATTATTGTTGCTCTTTGTTCCGCCAAAGCAGCTGTCTCATCCATTACTGGTTTAACAAATACCATAGAACCATCTGGCTTTTTATATAATCCGCCAATTCCAGAAACTGGGAAGCTTCTTCCAGTAGTTGGGGAAACAAGCATTCCAAAATCAGTCGGGTCCATGTCAGCAAATCTGCTTGTCATCACTGAGGAATTAATTTCTTCCATTGCAAGTCTTGCTTTTCTTTGCTCTTCTACTGCTTTAATTCCCCTTGGCATTCCAAGGAAGTGTCCTTTTTTAGATGCTCGATATGCATCAATCTGTGGTTTAATCCAAGGGAATCTTTCAAGATTTTTTTGATGCTGTGCTGTTCTTCTTACTTGCTGTGCATCTGCAAATGCTTTTAATCTTGCAGCTGCAGCAGGATCTCCATAAGCATACTTTCCTTGACTTACCATTCCGCCAATCATTCCACCATCATTAGCAAGCTGGAGTTTTCTGCCTCTGATCATAATTGTTCTTGGTTGTCTTTGTGTTTTTGATTTAGAAGGCGTTCCTGAACTTCTAAATACCTTCATATCTCCACCAAGTGCACGTACAAGATTTTCTGGTATTGGGCCTCTTCCATTCCACTTTCCAGTTTTTAGCCATTTTTCAATTACTGGTACGTGTGCTCTGTAATCATCAACGTCTTTAAATCCTAAAGCTACAGAAAGCTTATGCGCTCTTGCCAAAGCCTCATCTCTGGTTAATGGCACTGTGTCATCTATAATTCCTCTTAGATGCAGTCTGTTTCCAAATCTATTGAATGGATCATGTGCTGCTTCTCCAAAGTATCCTCTTGCTGCAATATTTCCTGTGCCTCTTTCTATATGTGCACGGTCACGGTCATGATATATTGTAGAGCCTGGGTATCTCTTTTTTAATACAGACAGGATGCTTTTTCTTATAGTTGCGTTTCCGCCAGCTTTCTTCTTTTTTTCTTTATTCCAATCAACATCATTCATTCCGTTTGGTCTTGTTATAACAAGCTCAGGAAAATTGTCATGCATAAACTTTCTTTGAGACTCTGTGTATGTTAAGCCTTTACCAGTTCTTACATATTCTTTATGACTTTCAATAGATGCCTTTACTGCTTTTTCTGCAATATCGACTGCTTGAGTTGGTGTCATATTCATGTCTTTAGAATTATTTAATATAGCAGCAGCATCATTTTGAATTAGGTTAGGAACAATGTCATCTTGATACGAATTGCTTGTTAAGAAGTCTAAATACTCTGATGTTTTATTAAGTTCATATGAGCCACTTGCTTGAGCTGGGAACATGTCTTGCATCTTTCCATAATTTCTAATTCCGCTTCTTACCATTCCGCCAAGGAATCCACCAGAATTAAATTCAATTCTTGATCCACTATTTGCTCTATCAAGCATTGGCTTATTTGCAGCTGTGAACTCTGGGTCAAAGTATGTTTCTCTTGGTGTTAATATTGCATCTACAACTTTTCCTCCGCCTGCGTATTTGTTCTTTGCCATGTTTACTAGGCTAGGATTTTTACGTGATGCTTCTTGATTAAGTATATAGCTTCCTTCTGGAAGTTTTGCTGGGATCATATCGTAATCTACATTTGCTGGTCCTGGTACAACTGATCCATGCTTTGAAGGATCGTATACCATTCCACCTTCATTTCTTCTAATAATAGGCTTTGTTGTTTCTGTACTGTAGCCTCCGCCAGAAGTTCTAACTCCAAGAGATCTTGCAATCTTATCTACAAGATTCTTTGTTGTTCCTTTGTGGAACATTTCTTTCATGTTAGATTTTCCAGTTATTGGATCTACTGTTGGCTGTGACGTCAGTGGGACTGTTGTAAGATTAATTGTTCTTCCCATGCTTGCTGCAACCATCTGGGATGTCTCTGCCATCATTGCTTCTACCTGTTGATTGAGTGCAATAATCTTTGCTCTTGCCTGATCTACAGTTATTTTGCCAGCCTTAAGTTCTGCTACAATTGCTCCACCTTCTGCAGCTGCCATAGATGTTAGCTCTACCATTGGTGGTAGCATTGCTGAATACGATGCGGATAGTTCTGCTGTTACAGTTCCAGTTGCAGCAACTTCTTGCTTAAGTAGTGCAAGTTCTTCTTTTGACTGCATTGCAATTGCCGCTGTCATTGAGTGCCACTTTGCGGCTTCGCTTGCCACTATGCCTGTTGAAACGCTGTTTACAGAAGTTACTCCAGGAACTCTTGGAAGATCTCCGTCCATGTACATCTGTGGGTTATTACTAATCTTTCTATTTACTGGACCAGTTCCAGGAACTACTCCAAATATTGTTCCAAGCTGTTCTTGTCCAGATGGAATTGTGTGAGACATATCTCTAGAGTAAGGCTTGCCCAAATAAGGGCTGTCTTTGTCAACAACTCTATCAAACCCTGCGCCTGAAGTGACAGCATTACCTGCGATTGTGCTAACGTTTACACTTGAGTGAGTTGCCTGTGTTGCCATTGCTGCTTTTGTTTGCAAAATATCAAATGATCTAGACAGTGCTAGTACTGCATCTTCAAATACCTTTGCTGCCTTTGCATCGCTATAGAATGATTCTCCTACTGCTTTTGCTGCAGCATCTGCTGCAACTAGCTCTGGGGTTAGAAGCTTGAACTGCTCTCCGCCTTTAAAGAATTGCTTTAGGCTAAACATTCCCTTTACTATGTATCCAAAGAAGTTTGCAAGCACACCAGTAAGCATGATAAGTGGTCCAGCAACTGCAGTCAGTCCGCCCACAAATGTTAATATAGATTTAATTGGTCCAGGAAGTTTTCCAACAAACTTAACAATTCCATCAATAACATTTAATATAAAAGTATTTATCTTTAAGAAAGATTCTCCAATAACAGCAAGGTCTGCCTTTACTGATTCTAGAGCTCTGCGGTACTTACCAGATGCAGACTCTGTCATCATTTTTAATTCTCGGTCAGAGATAGCTGCTAATTCTTGTGTGCTGGCTTTCATCAAATCTAAAACCTGCAGCGTCTGGCTTCCTTCTTTTCCAAGGTTTTCAAACAGAGCAGACATTCTAGCAAACTGGAACTTTCCAAATAGCTGCTCAATTGCTTTTGATTTGCTGAGTGGATCAAGGCTATCTAAAGATTTCTGTAGTGCAACAATTGTTCCTGTTAGGTCTCCAGCATTAGATGTAACAATTCCAGCTATATCAATTCCAAATCCAGCAAACATTTCTCTTGCAACTTTTGTAGGGTTAATGAGAGATGCCATTGCAGATTTAATTGCGTTAGCTCCTTCTGAGGCATTTACTCCGCCTTCTTTCATTGCTGTTAGGTAGAGAGCTAAATCTTGTACGTCTCCACCCAATGATTTAATGACTGGACCAGCTTTTGGAATTGCTTCAGTTAGATCTGCAAGACTTGTTGATGTCTGGTTTTCAACTGCGTTGAGGAAGTTAATTGATTCTGTAAGCTCTTGTGTGTTTTGCTTAAATGCATTTTGAATAGCAAGAGTTGCTTTCATTGCATCTTGTCTATCTACTTCACCAAGCACCGCAAGTCTTGTTGTTTCTTGTGTTGCTTTCATTAAGTCTGCGCCTTGTTTACCAGTGGCAGCAAGATCTGCAGCTAGTGCGATTGTGTCTTTAAATGAAACTCCATATGCCGATGCCATCTCTTTGGCTATACCAGTTACATCTCTTCTGACCTTTTCAAGCTCAGCAGTAGTAGATGCAGTTAATCCGCCATAAACCTTTTGTAGTCTAATAAGCTCGGCGTCTGCGTCTCTGAACGCTTTTGATGCTGCTGCGCCAAAAGCAGCAATTGGTACAGTAAGTCCAACGGTAAGCTGTCTACCAGCCCACTGTGTATTCTTACCCCAGTTAATTAATTGGTTAGATCCATCTTGCATGACCTTGTTCATTATTGCTTGCTCTTGTCTTAAGAGCTGAAGCTTGTTTTTGTTTTCATCTAAGCCTCGTGCAACCATTACGTTGTATTGCATCAAGCCCTGAGCATTTTTACCAAGTGGTTGTACTACAGCATTTTGCAGCATTACTTGCTGCTTTGCTAATTCTTTTACTATATTGGTTGTGCCCTTTGCATGACTTTGCCATGTATTGAAATATTGGCCAAGTTTCATTCTGCCTGCGTCTAAGTTTTTACCAAACTTATCTACATCAGATGATAGTGTAACAAAGTGGGAAGAGAACTGGCCCGTTGATCGCATAGTATCTACGAAGGACCTGTTCATCTGTCCTATTTGACCCTGAAGCTTTTGGTTTAACCCAACAGTAGTCGTTTGAAGTTTTATGAGTTGGGCTGTAACGGCCTGTAACTGCGCTGTAAGGCTACTAAAATTCGCCGTCGCAGTTATGTTGGTATTAATATTTTGATCGACCAACTACTTTTACTCCTTGGAGTACCCCAGTCCTGCTCCGACTCCGAATCCAGCTTCTGCTGCAAACGAACCTTGTAGTCCAATAACGTCATCTGCTGACGCATTTACTCCAAGTGCTCTTCTTCGAACATCTTCAAAGGTGGTACTATTTTCATTTTCTTCTTGACCCAAATCAACTCCTTGAATTGAAGCTAAGAATTTTCTTTTTTCTGACTCTGACTTTTGCATTGATTTAAAAGTTTGAATCAGTTCTGGCATTGAAAGACTGTTTTCTAGTTCTTCGTAATTCTTCCAGTTTCCTAAAAGAAAAACTTCACCCAATAAAGCGGCTAGATCTAGTTCTGACCAGCCAGAACCGCTGCCGCTAGAAGGTTTGGGTCGTCCATCTTAATCCCACCGCAAACTTCAAGAATGCGATTGATTGTAGGAACGTCTAGTGCGTCTTCTAGTAAGTCTCTATCCTTTACCAATTCTGGTAGTTGTTTAGATAGTGCAACTGCACACGCATCAATTAATACTGTTAACGTATCATTTTCTGTTGTTGCTTCTGCTGTCTTATTTATGGCTTCCATAAACGCTCTTAGGTCTTTAATTGTTAAAGGCTTAAGCGTAACTTTGTCTCCATTTTGTAATGTAATTTCTTCTACATCATATACTGTTGTTGCCAATTTAATCCTCCTAGGATCTACTTATAATTATTGTATCATATAGAAAATATAAGGGCAATAGGAAACCCCCCAATTTCTTGGGGGGTCCTATTAATTAATTAAATTAATTATGCTACTAGGACACGGTCTACAATGATACCGTATTCAGAGCCAGTTTTTTCTGCTACTGGAAGTAGACGGAAAGTAACTGGGAATGTTGTTGCTGCGTTACGTGATAGAGAGAACTGTGACTGTTGTACAGAAAGAACTCTACGTGCATAATATACACGCTCTGCTGCTGTTGCGCTTTCTGTAGGTGCCTGACCAACTGCTACTAGCTGACGCTCTGTTGGTGCAATACCAAGAGCTCCCGCTTCCATACCAATTGTAGACTTCTTTGAGTCTCCAGTTCCTGTTACTGTTGGTGCGCCTGCTTGACCAAATACTGCAAGAACGTTTTCAAGAGTACCTTCTGCAAGCTCTGTTGCAATCATAACTTCCATTGACTCTTTAAAAAGTTTTGCTGAGTCAAGAAGCTGATCTACTGTTACTGAACCGTATGATGGGTTGTAAGTAATTTGTAGACCATTGTTTGTAAATCCTACGTTTCTCCACTTTGGTGATGCTGCTGCTGCGTTTGCATTTAGAGTATCTGTGTATGAAACTGTTGCTGGAACTGCTGGTGTTGCTGCTAAGTTCTTTGTTACGAATGCTACGCCACCTGCTGCTCCTGGCTCCATGTCTGCTACATATCCAGCTGTTGTTGAATCAGAAGCTGACAAGAATAGCGGAGAAGCTCCTACTAAAATATTTTTGGCTGATGCCATTTTAAAACCTCCTGTTAAATAAATATATATATATTGACTTACTTTAAAACTTTAAAACTTTAAATCAAGCTGGCTAGGCTCTTTTCCTCTAAGACTAATTTTAGAGTATAATGCACCCAAAAGCAACCTAGTTAAATCTTCCAGCCCCGTCTGTTATTCTTGCATATTTAACCTCAAGGATTACATCTGCAGACAAAAATCCCTGCAGTTCTTGGGATGGCTCAGTGGGTGATATTTCAACAACCATGGTATTAAAGAACTTAATCTTTGGGGTTGATTTTGAGGCATTTAGGTCTTTGGCTGAGTCGTCCATTCTTCTAAATACGTCTAGCATTAAATTTCTAATCTGATTGATCTCTGAAAAATCGGTGGCATATATGGTAAACAGCATCTTCTCACAGCATATCATCCAATTGTCTTCATAGGATAGGCCTATCTTGTCATACACTATATGCTTCTTGCCGCTTAAAAATTGATTTAATTCGGGCTGTTGCTGGACTGGGATAATTGGGATAATCTCTTTGCCTATATTATCACTATAGTAATCTGAGTCATTGAATATCTTATTCAATATAAGCTCCTGCCATAGGTGCTTTCTTATCTCATACATTGCGTCTATATTATAATCTATCATAGTGCCCCTCCAAATGCTTTTGCCAATGACATATCTGCCTCTGCTCTTATTGCGTTAGGGCTAAATGAATATTGGATTTTCTTTATTGATCCTGGGACTGCTAGTGCTTTTGTCATTCCCGCATTAAATAGGTTTTGAAATCCAGAATTTTTGATTGCTATATTCACTAGGTTGCCTGAAAAGAATTGTGAGTAGGCCAATTTAAATTGATTGCTTGATGCTTTTCCGCCTGGGCTTTTTACTGTTACGGACGAGCCCTTTGGCATAAAGACTGTTATTCCGTCTAATTCAAATACAAGTCTTTCTGCAGACTTTGGTCTTATTATAACTGGTAGCCCAGCTTCCATTACATCAGCCTTATTTGCAAATATGTATTTCTTCTTTTGCTTTTTGTTTCTTGATGGAACAGCTGATCTTGAAAGAATAAAGTTTGAGTCTATTTTAAATGATAGTCCAGATGAGTCTATTTGTTTTAATAGGAATAGTCTACTTGTAGGCTGCCCAGTTTTATTCCACTCGTATACATGGTGCAATGAGTTTGGTTTTACTCTTGCCTTTGCATCTATATACTGACCAAACTCTTTATTAATGCTATCAAATATTGTTCTCTTAAATAGTTTTTTAAATGCTGCGTCTGAATCTAATTTGGCAAGGACATTAGCTTGATGATATAGGAATGCAGATATCTGTGCTACATTGCTATCTTTTACTGGGCCTACTGGGGCTCCAGCCATTAATCTTTCTAGTCCGCTTGCGGCTCGAAGAAGTGCGACATTAGATTCCAATTTGCTGGTTCTCCGATCTTTTAACAATAGAGTTATATGCAAGTATATTGCCAAATGGATCTGTTATCGGTGTTGAGCTAACTACTTCAAATACTGTTGGGGTCTCTGAAGGAAAGTCTAATTCTTTCCAAACTATGTTACCCTTAATGTCTCTAATGTTTGTTATCTTATCTCTATAAGTAATCTGATCAACGCTTCTTATTTCAAGCATCTGTTCGTTAGAATATTTTGTGTTAAGGGTTTGTCTATCACCGCCACGGCCTGTTCCAGAGTTAGATATTATTCCTTTTACAGAGCACTGCATTGTTTTAGAATAGGCCCAGTCTTTTTTGATAGCGCCAGTGTTTTCATCTTGTGTATCTGATTGAAGATATATGTCAAGCTGAAGTGGCATTAGGGAAGTTGCCAGGCTCATTTAAAATACAACCATACCGTTTGTTATATATGGTGCAAGTAGTTGATCTGCATATAGGTTTCCTGTGCCTCTATGTGCATCCTCCATGAATTCAAACTTCCAGTCAAATGTGCTAATGTTTTTTACATACTTGTCTTTCCATGCACGATCTTTTTCAAAATATTGTTGCATCAAAATCTTGCATGCTTCTCTTACATTATCTGGAACATACTGCCAACCAAAGACACCGTCAACAACATACCTAAAGTCTTTCTTAAATGTTCCTGAATATGATCTGCTATTTACTGAAGGTGGTATCATTCCATTTGCTGAGTATATTAAATTATCTTGTAGGTCTTGTATATTAACTCTAATTCCATAATTTGATTCAGAAACTATTGGTGTATAAAACCAATTATTTGATGTCTGGCCTGTTTCAAATACCTTTACATCTTCTTCATATAATCTTGTAATTTGTTCTATTCTAATTGGAAGTGGAAGTATGTCTGACCCATACCCCTGTGCAACTTGGGTTCCAATATAAGGATAAAAAACCTGGTTTGTGTATGCTTCAATTAATTTTCTAGCATACTTTTCAGCAAGTTGTAGTTCATTATAATTTTTGTAGTTAGGGTCAGACTGATCTGTTCCAAAATTTAAATCATCTATCACGTCTGCTATATTTACATAAGGGGTTACAATATCTACAATTTGAGTATTGGCTCCCTGGACTCCATTTATAGTATATGTCCATCTTATTGTAAGCTTTTTAGGGACTGACGTCATGGTATAAGGTATCGTTATTTGATACGTACCTATGTCTGATTCTAGTTTTGTGGCAGTATAGGTTGCAAGCAATGTAAAGCTATTATTGCCAAGCACCTCGCTTACAGCTGCAGTGACTGCGCCATCTGCGTCTGTTATTTCTCCACCCCAATATATCTTAGTCTTTACTGGTGATGTTTGAGATTTATATATTTCTGCCATTAACTTATGTTAACGTTTAGTGATAAAAGTCTTGGACTTCCTTTGGTGTCGCTAAACGAAAACCCTCCTCTGTATCAAAAATTTTTTGAGCGTCTTCTTCTGGCATTGCAACGAACGGATGTTCTTTTGTAAATGTATGACCATGAATATCGTATCGATAATTCTCTCTTGTCATTCTTACCAAAATAGAGTCTGCGTCTACCTTTTTTGGATCTAGTCTAGGAATTATTTCAATCTCTTCTAGATTATCTTCAATTTCCTGCTTTGTCTTTTGATAGACTGACCAAGAAACTCCTTCTTCGGATAGGGCTGCAATAATGTCTTTTTTGTTCTTTAAGCCTTCTGTGTCAACCGCAAAATCTTCTGCAATTACTTTTAATTCGGCTACCTTTAATGTGTCAAACGACATACTTATATTCTCCTTTTTCTAGGTCCTTTAATTATAGCATTGTTAAATTAAAATGAAAAGCCCCCAAAATTAATTGGGGGCCTTTCGGTAGTTTAATTCTTAATTAATTAAGAAGCAACCTTAACGTTCTTTACGACTACCCAAGCATCTGCTTGCTCGATCTGGACGCCAACACGAGTATACATTGTGTACTCGACTGAGTCCTTACGTGGCCAGAAGAAGCGGTAAACAGTAACATCACGCTTGATACCAATAACAACGTTATTTGGGAATGTCAAGTGGATATCTCCGTGTGAACCTGATGGGCTGGCGTATGTACCAGTCTGTGTCTCATTAAGAAGTGGAACTTCAACGATTGGAATACCAAATGCGTATGGAGCTACATATCCTGCTGGACCTCCAACAACTGGAACATCACCACG